TAACTTCAACAGTAGCTGATGGTACTACTACACCAGTTATCACTTTAAATGTACCTACAGCATCAGCTTCTAATAGAGGTGTATTATCCTCTGCTGATTGGACTACTTTTAATAATAAAGGAAGTGGTACAGTAACTTCAGCTTCAGTGGTATCAGCTAATGGATTTGCAGGTACAGTAGCAACTGCTACAACAACCCCAGCTATTACATTAACAACATCTATTACAGGTGTATTAAAAGGAAATGGTACAGCAATTAGTGCTGCTACAGCAGGAACGGATTATGCAGCAATAGCTACAGCTTCTACATGGACAGCATCACAGCGTGGTACAGTGACTACAGACAATGATGGATCATTTGATATGTCTGTTACTAACAACTTTAAATGCACCCCTACAGCTACATTTGCTCTTACATTTACTAACATTACAGCAGGTCAATCAGGCTATGTATTATTAGTAAACACAGGTGGTTACACTGTAACAGCAGCAGCAACTACAAAAGTAAATACTACATTCTTAGCTACAGTATCAGCAGCAGGTACATACTTACTATCATACTTTACAGATGGCACTAATGTATATGTAACTACTGGTGGGATAATGGCATAATGGCTATTTTAAATAATAGTAATGCTATCAGTACTGCTGGTGGCTATGACATAAATAACTCACTTCGCTTTAGAAGTAGTGCATCTGCTTATTTATCAAGAACTCCAGCAAGTGCTGGGAATAGAAAAACTTGGACATGGAGCACTTGGTTTAAAAGAGGAAATTTAAATGGTAATGATGCTTTATGGCATTGCTATGGTTCAGCAACAAATACAACATATTTTCTTGTAAGATTTGAAACAAGTAATGCTTTATATATAGGAAACGCATCCACAAGCATTCTGACTACAACACAAGTATTTCGTGACCCTTCAGCTTGGTATCATATTGTTATTACAATGGATACAACACAAGCTACTGCAAATAATAGATTAAAATTATATATTAATGGAAGTCAAGTAACAGATTTTGCTACTAATAATATATCTGCTCAAATTGCTCAAAACTCTGACCAAGGAATAAATCAAGCATCTGTTCATACTATTGGTAGAGAAAACTCTGGAGTATTTTATCTTGATGGTTATCTATCAGAGTTAAACTTTGTAGATGGACAAGCCCTAACACCATCATCATTCGGTGAAACAGATACAACTACAGGTGTATGGAAACCTAAAGCATACTCTGGCACTTATGGCACTAATGGCTTCTACCTTAAATTCTCTGACATAGCTACTACATCAGGTTCTAATGCAGGTCTAGGTAAAGACTTTAGTGGGAATGCTAACTACTGGACTACTAATAACATATCTGTAACTGCTGGCACAACCTATGATGCTATGATAGACAGTCCTACGCTAACAAGTGCAACTGTGGCTAATTATGCTGTATTAAACCCATTGCAATCTGCTGTAGCACCTACTGCTGGTAATTTAGACTTTAGTAGTGGGGGTGGGGAAGTTTGCCCTAAAGCAACAATTCAACTACCTTTGAGTGGTAAATGGTATTGGGAAACCTATTGCTCTGCAACAGGCACAGATAATTGGATTGGTATTACGACTGACCAAACTGGAACTACTTTTACTTCTGGCGGAATTTATAGAGCCTATAGAAAAACAGGAATAAAAGAAAGTAACGGCACATCTTCATCTTATGGTGCATCTTGGGCTGCTGGTGATACATTAGGCGTTGCTGTTGATATGGATGCTGGCACAATAGTTTTTTATAAAAATGGGACAAGTCAAGGAACTGCCTTCAGCAATTTAGCTGGGATACAATGGACTGTATTTTTTTATGGCTACATAAGTGCAGGGCATCAAGTAAACTTTGGACAACGACCATTCTTATACACACCACCTACAGGCTTTGTAAGACTAAACACATATAACCTACCTGATAGCACTATCAAAAAAGGTTCCACTGTGATGGATGCAACGCTATATACGGGAAATGGTGCTAGTCGCACAGTAACTAATGCTGGCTCCTTTAAAACTGATTTAGTATGGGTAAAGTCAAGAAGTAGTGGAGCAACATGGCATATTTTAGCTGACTCTGTTCGTGGTGCTGGTTATCAATTATCCTCTAACCAAACTAATGCAGAAATTTATGATGCACAAGGTGTTGGTTTTGCTTCAAACGGATTTACATTAGGTGCTGATACTGTTGATGCTTATTATGGATGGAATCTTAATGGTGATACTTATGTAGGCTGGCAATGGCAAGCTGGTCAAGGAACAACATCATCTAACACGAGTGGTACCATCACGAGTACTGTATCTGTAAACGCAACTGCTGGGTTTAGTATTGTTCTTTACACAGGTAATGGTGGAGCTATGACTATCGGTCATGGACTTGGGGTTGCACCTAAATTAATTATTCTTAAAGATAGGGACATTGGCAGACCCTGGCCTGTATATCATGGCTCTTTAGCAACTAATCAATATCTCATATTAAACACAACTGCTGCCGCAGCAACTTCAACATCTTATTGGAATAATACTGCACCAACAAGTACTGTATTTTCTGTAAATGGTTTAGAAGGTAATGTAGGTGCAAATGGTGAAAAATATGTAGCCTATTGTTGGGCAGAAATAGCAGGGTTTAGTAAGTTTGGTTCTTACACAGGTAATGGTTCTGCTGATGGGCCGTTTGTATATACAGGATTTAGACCTAAATTTATATTATGGAAAAGCTCTACTGATGGCGCAAGAAATTGGTCTGTATTTGATTCTTCAAGAAATACTTATAATGTAACAAATTCATATTTATTACCTAATTTATCTAATGCAGAAGGAACTTCTGATGCTTGTGATTTTTTAAGTAATGGTTTTAAATGGAGAAGCACAGACGCAGGTAGTAATGGTTCAGGTCAAACATTTATATACATGGCATTTGCAGAAAACCCATTTAAAAACGCTAACGCAAGATAACAGGAGAAAACTATGTTTTTATTAAACGGAAATAGATTAGCAGAGGGAACCTCCTTTTATGATGCTAATGGAACACAATACCCACCACAATGGCTTAACACTTCTACAGAAGAACAAAAAGCAGCTATTGGCATTACATGGGTAGCAGACCCAGCACCATTTGACTCAAGATTCTACTGGGACACAGACTTACCTAAAGCTCTTGAAGATAAACTTGAAGTTAAAGAAGATGGCTCACCACTCTACAAACAAGTGTATGACAAAGCTACAGAGTCTATGGTTGACACTACAGAACAAGTGGTAACTAAAGGACTTAAAAGTCAATTTGTAGCTCAAGTTAAAGATACAGCAGGTAAACTACTAAATTCTACCGATTGGTATGTTATTCGTAAAGCTGAAAGAGCTATAGAGATCCCTGCAAAAGTAGCTTTAGAACGCACACAAATCATCACAGAGTCAAATAGATTAGAAGTTGATATACAAGCATCAACTACTGTAGAAGAGCTTATTACAGTACTTAATAATCAAAATTGGAGTTAGTAATGGTTAAGCATAATGTAAATGAAGTTGAGTCAAGACTAAGTACGCATGAAGAAGTATGTGCTTTTCGTTATGAGTCAATTAATGCTCGTCTTAAAAGACTAGAGCAAATACTTTTAGGAACAGCAGGGTTCGTTATTGTTTTTTTACTAACACATAAATTCTTTTAAGATGCTATTAACTAAACAAAACTTGCGTAAACTCTATGCCTGTTTTGTTAAACTACCACCCTTTAATCTATACCCAATGCCAGCACCTCATAAAGTGGGCTTTGGAGTGATGGATACAAAGGGAGAAGTGTTAGGGTACTTTCACACTTACCCTACAAGAATAGAAGTAGACATTGCTAATGATTCTTTTTTAAAAGTATCTGAGACCCTTATGCACGAAATGGTCCATTGTATGTTATGGAATAGTGGGCATACGGATTATGATAAGCACTCAGTTAAGTTTAAAAAGTATTCAAAGATGGTTTGTGATGAGCATAACTTTAATTTAGAGGAATTTTAATGGATCCAATAACCATATTATCTGCATTCTTACCTGTAGCTATGGATTTAGGTAAGTCTCTTATTAATAAGTTTGTAGCACCCGATGTGTTTAAACCAGCTACTATTGAACAATATACTCAAATGAAGAGTATAGATTTAGAGTTCTTTAAGGTTATGAATGAGGTTGGGGCAGGTAATCCGTCTTACCCTTGGGTAGAAGCCATAGTTAGACTGATGCGTCCTATAATAGGGGTTCTTGTGCTTTCTACATGGGTATATACGATATGTAGTGGACAACCAAGTGATGAGGTTAATAACTTTGCTAGTGCAGTTGGATTCTATCTCTTTGGAGAACGCAGTTTGTTCTATATTAAGAAGAAATGAAATTAACTCCTAACTTTAGTTTAGAAGAACTTACATTTAGTCAAGTAGCAAGTAGAAGAGGAGTAGACAATACACCCTCTGCTAAAGTAAAAGATAATTTAGAAAGACTTGCTTTATTTTTAGAACAAGTCCGTAAAGTGGTTAATAAACCCATATCCATAAGTTCAGGATATAGATCAAAGGAAGTTAATGAATCAGTGGGTGGATCTAAAACATCTCAACATTGTGAGGGGTGTGCAGCTGACTTTAATGTCAAGGGAATGTCTCCTGATGCTGTGGTTAGAGCCATTGTTACTGCTGATATTCCTTACGATCAGGTTATATTAGAATTTGATAGTTGGGTACACATATCTATTCCAACTGTTAAAGGCAGTACCCCTAGAAAACAAGCCTTAGTAATAGATAATAAAGGTAAAAGAAACTTTAACTAAAAGGAAAATATTATGCCAATGGTAAACGGAAAAAAATATAGCTACACTAAGACTGGTATGGAAGCAGCTAAAAAAGCAGCTAAGAAATCAGGTAAAAAAATGGTTGTTAAACCTAAAAAGAAATGAGTACTCCAGCGTGGACAAGAAAAGAAGGCAAGAATCCTAAAGGTGGGTTGAATGCCAAAGGAAGAGCTAGTTATACAGGAGGCACTTTAAAAGCCCCTGTTAAAGCTGGTGATAACCCTCGTAGAGCTTCTTTCTTAGCTCGTATGGGTGGTATGCCAGGACCTGAAAAGAAACCTAATGGAGAGCCTACAAGATTACTACTATCTCTTAAAGCTTGGGGTGCTTCTTCTAAAGCAGATGCAAAGGCTAAAGCTAAAGCAATATCTAACAGAAATAAAAACAAAAAGAAGTAGTTGACATTAAACCATAATTATGGTATAATTGTTATATATACTGGGAAAATAATACATGACTTATTTAGAAGTTGTCAATAAGGTTTTACGAAGATTAAGAGAACCAACTGTAGCCTCTGTGAGTGAAAACTCATATAGTGCTCTTATTGGTGAACTTGTTAATGTATCCAAACGAGAGATAGAAGATGCTTGGAACTGGTCTGTTTTAAGAACAACTCTTACAGCTACCACTGCTCCTGATCTATTCAACTATGTCCTTCGTGGTGCTGGAACTCGCTTTAGAGTTTTAGAAGTTATTAATGATACAGATAATTACTTTATGCAACCAAGAGATGGTAGATGGTTTGAAGCTCATCTATTATTAGCAGATCCACAAAAAGGTAGTCCAATATACTACAATTTTAATGGTGTTACTGTCTATGGTGATTCTCAAGTAGATGTATTCCCTATACCTGACGCTGTTTACACATTACGCTTTAATGTAGTTATGCCACAAGATGACTTAACTCTTGACACTGAAGTAGTACAAATACCTTATACGCTTCTTATTGAAGCAACACTTGCTAGAGCAATTGCTGAAAGAGGTGAAGATGGTGGTAATCAAGACCAAGAGATGCGTTATAGAAATATGTTAGCTGACCTTATTGCTATTGAGAATGGTCAAAGAGTAGACGAAACTACTTGGTATCCTAGTTAATATGGCTGGAACCTTAAAAACTACATCCATTTCAGCACCAGGATTCATGGGTTTAAACACCCAAGATTCTTCTGTTACGCTTGAAAGTGGGTATGCTTCTATAGCAACTAATTGTATCATAGATAAATATGGTAGACTTGGTGCTAGAAAAGGTTGGGATGCTGTTACAAATGCTACTAATGCAGTTGTTACAGGAAGTATCTCAACTACTACTTTAACTGTATCAGCAGTTACTTCAGGAGCATTATCAGTTGGTGTAGTGTTATCAGGTACTGGAGTTACTGTAGGAACTACTATTACTGCTTTAGGTACAGGTACAGGCGGAGTAGGTAATTATACAGTAAGTGTATCTCAAACAGTTTCAAGTACAGCTATAACTGCATCTAATGCGTTAGGCTCATCAAATGCTATTGGATCTATATTTGAATTTAAAGAGGTAGATGGTACTATAACTTATCTATCTGCTGGTGGTGGTAAACTATTTACAGGAACTGAGACTCTAACAGAGCACATTCCTAAAGCAGCTAACCAAACTACTCCCTCACCTATTAGCCCTATAGATGATAGATGGCAGTTTGCTTCTTTAGCAGAAGGTAGTGGTATCTCAGCATCATCTTATGGATTTGCTGCACAGATTGGTAATCCATTTTTAGTGTGGAGAAAATCATCTCACTCAGGTCCATTTATATGGCAAAGAGTTGGTGATTATGGATCTAAACCTTCAGGAGTAACTACATTTGATCCTGATTGTGTACTAGCAGCCTTTGGTAGAATATGGGTAGCAAGTCTTACAAGCCATAAACAAACTATTTATTATAGTGCTCTTTTAGATGGTGCTCATTTTACTGGCACTGGTTCAGGTCTATTAGATATTAGTTCTGTTATTGGTAATAATGATGAGATTGTATCTATAGCTTATCATAATAAATATTTAGTTATCTTTTGTAAGAATAACATTGTAGTTTATCAAGGTGCTAATGATCCTACAACAATGACATTAGCTGATACTATTAAAGGTGTTGGATGTATTGCAAGAGATTCAGTACAAAATACTGGTAATGACTTAATATTCTTATCTAAGAGTGGTGTAAGAAGCTTTAACAGAACAGTACAAGAAAACACAATGCCACTTCGTGAACTATCTCTTAACATTAGAGATGACTTAGTTGGCTATTTAGCTGTAGAAACTACGAATAATATTAGAAGTGCCTATTATGAAAAAGATGCTTTTTATCTTATAACATTCCCAGGTTCTAAAGTTACAGTTTATTTTGATTTAAGGCAAGTCCTTCAAAATGGGGCAGCTAGAAGTACTTTATGGAATAGCACTGATGGTGTACCTTATACAGCGTTTTGCTCTACAGAAGACAGAGAACTCCTAATTGGACTTCCTGGTAAGATTGCTAAATACAATGGTTATTTAGATGGAACTACAACATATAATATGACTTATTATACATCTAGTTCTGACTTAGGTAGTGCTACAACTAATAAGATGTTAAAGAAAGCTTCATTAGTTATTATAGGTACTGGTGATCAAGACTTTTCATTTAAGTATGGTTATGACTATACATTAAACTATACAACACAACCTATTAATAGAAGTTTAGGTTCAGGAATATATAGTACTTTTAATACCACTTTTGAGTATAATATTGCTAAGTATTCTTCAGTAGGTATTGGTGTTAATACAATCTCAGTGCCTTTAGGTGGATCAGGAAAAGTAATACAATTTGGAGTTGAATCAGAGATTAACGATAATCCAGTGTCTATTCAAAAAATAGATGTCTATTTACAAACAGGGAAAATGATATAATGGCAAACTATACCAAAGCAACCAATTTCTTAGCAAAAGATTCTTTAGCAACAGGAGATCCTGCTAAGATTATTAAAGGTTCAGAGTTTGATACTGAGTTTAATGCTTTACAAACAGCAGTAAATAGTAAAGCTAATTCTATTTCTCCAGCTTTTACTGGTACTCCTACGGCTCCAACAGCAGCTTCAGGAACTAGTACAACTCAACTTGCTACAACAGAATTTGTAGCGGCTACTCTTTTTCCTTCAGGTGGTATTATTATTTGGTCAGGTAGTTCTGCAACTATACCTACAGGTTGGGTATTATGTAATGGATCAAACTCAACTCCTGATTTAAGAAATAGATTTGTTGTTGGTGCTGGTTCTACTTATGCAGTTGGTGCTACTGGTGGTAGTGCAAATGCTGTAGTCGTATCACATACTCATACTGCAACAGTTGCTACAACATCACTTACTGGTTCTATTACAGACCAATATGCTAGTGGTGGTGGCAATGGTAGTACAACTGGTGTGTTTTCTCAAACAAATTACCAAGTAGATGGTGATGGTGGTGAAAGTAGACCTGGTAGAACTATTAACTTTGATGGTTCCCATACTCATACAGCAACTATTTCTACTGAAGGTGTAAGTGGTACTAATGCTAACTTACCTCCGTACTATGCTTTATGTTACATTATGAAGAGTTAATGAGTAAGATAGAATATGTAAACCTTCTATATAGAATATATGGAAGCCCTAAAGAAAATAAAAAGAAGTTCTTAGAAGAAGCAGCTACTTGGGAATATTACCCAGTGTACAAAGAAGACAAGGTAGTTGCTATATTCATGACTAAAGGTAACAGAATACATTGTGGATGTCTCCCTGAAGCTAGTGGAAAATGGTTCCCAATGAAGATGTATAAAAGACTTTGTAAGAATATTATTCTTAAATATGGTAAAGCAGAAACATCTACTTACATTGATACAAAAGAATTTGTAGAAAGACTAGGATTTAAAGAGGTTGGAAGAACTAAAGATGTTATTAATTATATAAAGACAGAGGTATAATATGAGTTTTATTACAGATTTCTTTGGTGGAGATAAGCCTGATTATAGTCAAGCAGAGTTTCAACCATATAGTATTAAAGGACCAGCAGGTGGTATCTCTTACCAAGGAAAAACTGGCACAATTGAACTTTCTCCTGAACTTCAAGCTTTATATGCTAGATTTACTGGAGCTGCTACTGAAGCTTTACCATCAGAAGAGCAAATGGGCTTTGCTACTGATGTATCTAATTTAGGTAAAGGTTTGTTTACTAGAGGTGCTGGTGTAGACATTGGTGCTAAGACTAGAGACTATTATAATCAAGTTCTTGCTGGCATGGAGCCACAAAGAGAACAAGAGAATGTTACTTTAGCTAATACATTATTCTCGCAAGGTCGTACAGGAGCTGGCGTTGGAGTTGGTGGTGGTGGTTATATTAACCCTGAACAGTATGCTTTATTTAAAGCAAGAGAAGAAGCTAATAGAAATATCTATTTAGGTGCTGAAGATAGAGCAAGACAACAACAGATTGATGATCTTAGAAATGCTTTAGGTTTCTATGGCACTGGTCAAGAGCTTAAAACAGCTCCTTATGCAACTTCAGCTAATCTTCTTGGTTATGGTACAAGTTTATTTGGTGCTGTTAATCCTTACATTGCCCCATCTGTTCAATTAGGACAAGCTGGTGCTGAAGCTGGTGGTAGAATTGTAGGAGCACAACAACAAGGTTATGGACAAAATCTTGGTTTTTGGGGTAGTTTACTAGGAGGAGGTTAATCATGGCTAATGTTGTTAAAGGTTTATTTGGTGATATATTAGGACCTTCTCCTGAGGAAGTCCAACAAGGAATAGATACTAGGGATACTAGAGGTGGTCTTGGAAGAGTTCTCATTACTAAAGGTGCAAGAGAACTAGGATCATTATTTGGTATTGAAGATCCTGCTTTAGTGAGAGCTAAAAAAGTTAGACAAGCTCTTTCAGAAGCTCAAAGTCAATTAAATCCTGAAGATTTACAAAACCCTAATGTTCTATATCCAAAACTTATTGAGACTTTTAAAGCATACGACTTACCTGAAGAAGCTCTTCAATTAGGTCAATATGCTATTTCTCAAAGAGCTGACTTAGCATTAACTGACGCTAAGACTCAAGTAGAAATTAAAAAAGCTCTTACTGAAAAAGAAGGTAAAAAATCTAACTTAGAAAAAGCTTTAGATAACTTAACTGCTGCGGAAACAGCTTTAGCAGCCGATCCTACTAATGAATCATTAAAGCTTCGTGTTAAAGCTTTTGGTGGAGAAGTAGGAAAACTTTCTACAGAGAAACAATCTACAGATGCTCAGTATGCTGAAGCAAACGCTACATTAAATGATCCAAATGCTTCAATGGATCAAAAGAAAATTGCACAACAAACTATTGATAGACTTTTCCCAATTAAAGCATCAGGTATGAGTCAATTTCAAAGAAATCCTGAGACTGGTGCTTATGAACCTCTTCCAGGTACTCCTGCAGCTGATAAGGCAATCGATAAAGAGAAGAGAGAAGTTACTAAGATTAATAATCAATTAGCTTCTGTAAATCTTGTTGATAAGACTGTTGATAAAGCTCTTTCACAAATATCTGATAAAACTGTTGGTTTAGTGGGTATTGGTGCTTCTAAGATTCCTGGTACAGATGCTTACACTCTTAAAAATACACTTAATACAATTCAAGCTAACTTAGGCTTTGACAGATTACAAGCTATGAGAGATGCTTCACCAACTGGTGGTGCATTAGGTCAAGTTGCTGTTAAGGAAATTGAGTTCTTACAAAAAACAATTGCATCATTAGATCAAGGTTTAGATAAAGCAGAACTTGCTAAAAACTTAGCTGAAATTAAAGCAAGCTATGGAAGACTGCAAGGTATTCTTAAAGAGTCTTTAGCTGAAAAAGCTTCGGCTTCTCCAAAAGCACCTGCAGCTACCCCTGCAGCCCCAGCCTCTACTCCTGCTGGTGGAAGTGTGTTAGACATTATTAGAAGTTTTAAAGCACCTAAAAAAGGATAACCATGAATATTGATTGGTCTAAATTATCTCAAGAACAACTTGACATAGCTGAGAAAGTAGTATTAGAAGCTCAAAAGCAAGGTGTTGATGAAAACTTAGCATTAAGTATGGCTAACATTGAAAGTGGCTTTAAAGCTTCTGCAAAGTCACCTAAAGGGGCTATTGGTGTTATGCAACTTATGCCTGGCACTGCTAAAGACTTAAATGTTGACCCTAACAATGTTGATGACAACATTAAAGGTGGTGTGTCTTACATTAAACAAAACTTTGATAAATATAAAGATCCTTACTTAACTGGAATTGCTTATAACGCAGGCCCAGGAGTAGCGGATAGATTCTTATCATCTAAAGACCCATCAATCCTTCCTAGTGAAACTATTGACTATGTTACTAGATTAGGTGATTTATATACACCTACAGTTAATGTAACTCCTACAGAAGCTACTCCACAAACAGAAGAACCTTCTTTAGAAGCTCCAACAGGAACAGTTCAATCTGCTGTAGAAAACCCACAAAATTACTATGAGTTTAATCCTCAAAATATTGGAATCGGTTCTGCTATTGGTGCTGGTTTAAGCTTAATTCCTGCTATTGGTGGTCCATATAGAGTAGGAAAAGTTGGTTTAGAATTAGGTAAACGAGCTTTAGGTGGAGCAGCATCAGGAGCAACATCTTCTCTTGCTGGTGAATACTATAAAGCTGGAAGACCTGAGAATTTTGAGAATGATGTTACAGCTATGGGTATTGAATTAGCAGCAGGAGCTGCACCAACCATTACTAGAGAACTCATTGGAAGACTTCCTACAGCTATTACTAATCTGTTTCCAGGAGATGTTCTTACTAAATACATTGGTAGACCATTAAAGTCTTTACTTGGTGGAGAAACTGAGTCTGAGTTTATATTGAAAGAAACTAAACTTGGTAGAACTGACGCAGCTTTTGCTAAAAGAGTTAAACCTGGTACTTCTACAGATGTATTTACTAGAGGCAATGAAGAAGCTCAAAGAAGATTCTTAGCTCAAAATAATATTCCTTTTACTCAAGCAGAAAATGCTGACAATGCTGTTCGTAACTTTGTTAAGACAAACATTGACGATTTATTTAAGCAAGGAAAAGCTTTCTCTGATAGCCCACAATATCAAAAACTACAGGCTGATTTAGCTCAAAGTATTAGAGATGGTCTTGTTGATCCACAAGAATTAAAGATTATTACTAAAGTTATTGGTAGTCAAAAATCACCATTAAATGCTGATAAGTTTAAAACTACTTTACTTAATCTAGCTCAACAAAGTGAGACTACTGGTTATAAAGTATATAACTTAGATAAGACAGCTCAAAAACTTCTTACAAGTGCTATGGATGACTACTTTACATCAACTACTGGAAAGCCTTTATATGGTATTCTTAAAAAAGTTGAGGAAGATAAATATGTAGCTCAAGCTAGAGATAGTCTTCCAGTATTAATACAAAAAGGTTTTAAAGGTGATGACATAGACCAAGCTCTTACAAATCTATCTAAGAGTAAAGCTGGTGTAGAAGATTTTAGAAAGTCATTAAGTACTTATCTTAAAGTTATTCCTGAGAAAGATTTAGTAAATGAGTTTAATCGCCTTGAGCCAGTAATGCGTAAATCTAAAGTACTCCCTATGGAAGACTTAACAAAGATTAAAAGAAGTATTGCTGAGTATAAATCTACTGGTACTAAGTTAGGTACTGTAGGAGCAGTAGTTCTAAAAGATTCTATATTAGGTCTGTTAGGTGCAGAAGCAGCTAGAGTAATGCCTATGTAATAAAAAAGGGGCAATTAAGCCCCTTTGTTTTATTCACCTTCTTCATCCCATTCAATCATAAATCGAATGATTAGAAGATCAAGCAGTAAAATCCAACCTTTACCTTTCCTACCAATCTGTCTATAACTCATGTGTTCAATACCTAAATTAACACCACTGATTAGTTCTGATCCAAAATAAAACATTAATTAACCTCACAAGTTCCGCCACTGCAAGCCAAATTATCTTTAGCTTCCGTATGGTCGTCAGTTTCAATTACTTTCGTTAAGTCTATTTCTTGAAGATGTTTAAACATTTCCTCGAAGGTTTCTTTAGTACAGTCTTCAAATGGGGCTTGAACATAAGTGCCTCCATCGTAAGGTAGTACAGAGATACCAGTATAGTTATAACGATTCTCCCACATCCACTTACCACATTCAGCCCACTCATCATTCTTTAGAGAGATAGTGCATGATACATTATGCTTATTATCACCTCTATTATTACCATTAGCTACCCACTCTATATTAAAGCGTTTAACTCTTTCTAAGATGTCTTTATAGCTTTCAGTGCGAAGGATAGAACCTTCAGGAGCTTTTTGAGGGAAACTCATAACAGCTTCTAAGTGGGGCTTCCATACACAGTCTTCTATTAGACTAGGTACTGTTGATGTCATATATCTATATAATGGTTCATTCTTACCTACACGCATTCTACGAACATAATAGTCATTATGCCAAGCATGAATACCACTACTGCTACCAAGTACAAGAGAAGTAGTGCCAGCAGGCTTAACTGTAGTAATTCTAGCTGACTCATTGATGCCAATGATGTTAGCCACTCGTTTATTTTCTTCTTTAGTAACATTTGCAGCCTCAGCTAAGTTAAGTTTAAGAACACCACCTGAAGCAATACCAGTCATAGAAACACCTAGTAGTGCATCTTCTTCTGAAGTTTCTTTCCATACACTTCTTAGATAATGGAAGTCAGTGTATCCAGCTTGTAGTGTACCAATGAATGTAGCAGCTTTAACACGAGCATTAAGTTCCTCTTGTGTAGTTACATCTGATACATTAACCTCAACTAAGTTACAATAGGAATTAGGTCTTAAACTAATTTCAGCACATGGGTTAGTACCCACATCATAGTTATTAGTCCAAAACACTCCAGGTTCACCTGCACCTGATTGTTCTACTCGTTTCCAAATAGAGAACCATTCTTCTTCTGTGATCTCTTCACGATTTAAAGCTACTGAATTATTAGCTCTACCTCGTTGTGGGTTGAGTTCATACCATGTACCAGTCTTAGCTGACATCATATCCATATCATCTTTATCGAATAAAGAGATTAAGGCAGCTCTACGAATACCACCTGATAGAACAGCATCAGCAATATGGCAGATCATGTCATGTACTTCAATAGGTTCTAGCTTACGACCAACAGCATTGTTAAGAACACTGCGTAGCTTATCTAAACAGATTCGTAATGGATCAGGACCTGGAGCTTTACCACCTGAGGTAATAAGTCTAGCACCTTTAGGTCTAATATCTCTAAAGTCAAATACTGGGTCAGATTTACCAAGAGTATAAGACTTAATTAATACTTTAATAGAATCAGCCCAACCCTCAATAGAATCTCCTACCAAGAATCGTCGTTGTTTAGCGGATGGACCAAGGATAGTAGGGAGTCTATCTGTGTGTCTGCGTTGAACGCTGAAGCCCACGCCACTTCCGCCAAGTAAGTTAAACATGGTCTCGCTGAAAACGGCAGGATGATCGACAGGGGAATAAGCACAATTGAACATACGATTATTGCTAAGTTCAATAGGAGTACCTCCAAATTGAAGGCTACGCATTGAAGGCAATACTTGACGATTGTAAACATATTTGTAAACATCTTTAATTTCCTCTTTCAGTTGTGGGTATTTCTTCATGTGCATTACCATGTTGCGACTGACTAACTCTTCCCAAGTTTCCCTTCTTTGTGCTTCAGGGACATATTTAGCATATTTATTAAATATGGTTATGTCACTTAATATCTTTTGACTTTTATCCATTGGTTTCTTTCTTATAGCGTAGTTATATAAATTAATCGGAGGAAGAACTATCTCCAAGTTCCAGTTCATTGACCAACTTGTCGTACTTATCTTCAATTTTGTCTTGGAAAGCATAGACTAAATCCTCAGTAGTAAGTCCGAGAAGATCAATTAAATCTACCTCTGAAACTTGTTCAATAATCTTTTCTTGTAATTCTGTTAATGTTATCATGTTTTCAATTCTTTTAGCAACTCTACATAGTGAATGACTTTATCTAGGTCAGCTTTACCACCCTTGTCTTTCCATCTGCAAATGTACTTAATTATGTTTCCCTCTATAAAAGGGATATTGTTTTTAGTTATAAACTCGATAGGTTGTATAGTAAATTTCTTATAATGATCCCCTCCAATTTGTTTACTAAGTGATGTTGACATATTTCTCTCCTGTTTTATGACTAATACTCTTAGTACCTCTAAACCAATTACCACATCCTTGACATTGGAAGCGTTGATATTTAGCACTAGCAGTGACTGCATACCCTCTCTTCTGATGATGTTTTCCACCACAATTAGGGCAGACTAAACCATCTTCAGATAAGACAGATAAATTCAAGTGATTCTTAATCCAAGGCTTAAAGCGTTGATAGACATTCTCTAAGAGGATTACATCATTCTTATTATACTTCTCCATAGTCTTCCAAGCTTGTGGGTCTTTGTTCATACATTTAATCCAAAGCTCATGTCCTTCATGTGCAGTTTTCTTACCAAGTCCTAGTGCTTGAGAAACATAGTCAAGTTTATTAGAAACAAATCTAAATTGTCTCTTAGCAACTTGTAGCAAGTCAATCTGTTTAAACGGAGCAGGAGGTGTTAATCCATTAAGAATGAAATCTTTGTTAAGTGTTGGTATGTCAAACCTAGCACCATTGTAGTGAATGACTGCATCAGCCTCGTCTAGAAGTTTATGAATACCTTGTAGCATCTTCTTTTGTGACGACTTATTCACAGAGTCAAATATAACTTCTTTCTTACCTAGCCATTTAGCAGCATAGCATAAAGTATAAGAGGATTCAAGTAATTGGTTTAACCCAATGTTCTGATCCCATATACCCCATACATGAGCTGTATTAGGACTGGTTTCAATATCTAGTAGCAGTATTTTACTCGTCATTAAACTGTTCTCCATTAGGTTTAGATACACCATCTTTAAATCTTTTCTCTACATCACCTGTACTTTTATTTAACTCATATTCATAATCTAATTTCTTATCATGATGATGTTGTACAATATCTGCAATAATTTCAACATCAGCTAACTCTTCTTCAGTTAAAGTAATGCCTTGTTTTTTAAAGATACGATCCCAGTTATCTTCTGCTTCTTTAGATAATGGTTTACTTCTAATTGAATCACCTGTTATGTCATTTTTACTCATTGCATTTTCCCTTCAAATATCCAATCAGGAAGGTAGTGCAAATGAATCTCATGACCATCTTCCGTTTGTTCTAGTACACAGTTGTTAGTTATATATCTTGATACAATCTTTAATAATATTTCTTCTTCTTGTTCGTCTATTTCTACACTCTCAAAAGAGCCATCAGGTTTTAGTCCTTTTACTAACACGCTTTACCCTTTCGTCTTTTGTTTTGATGTCATGACAACCTTTGCAGAGTACTTGTAGATTATCCGATGAACAAAAGAGCCGTGCAATAAATATATCCCACGACTCGAATCCTTTCTTAGGGCAGACCACAGGAAGTATGTGATCCACTTGAACCTCCTTAGCAGGGAAATGCCCTTTGCATTTACCACATTCATAGTGCATAGCCAAGCGTTGAGATTTGTTGTTAATTTTCTTACCAACTTGAGCTTCTTTAAGAGATTCATATTTTGGGGGGTACCTTCTAAATCCACCTCTTAGGGTAGAAGTTATAAATGATTTTAAGCGACCTTCAGTCCATTCCTTATTTGTCGCCAAGTGCTAACCTTTCAAAATGATTTGTCCAATCATCATCTAATGATCTGAGGATGTGTAAACATCTTCCATTCATTATCATCCATTCATCATTCTTATACATATCTCTAACTACAGAAAACATTTCTTGCTCAGTGAAAGAATCAGCTAAAGCTTTCTTAGCCTTAACTGGTCCAATACCTGCTATACCTTTTATGTTATCAGAAGTATCACCTGTGAGAAGTTGTGTGTAGAAGTTTCTAAATCCAGTTTCTTCATCTACTTCATAGAATTCTTTTTTAACAAAGTTGTAGTGCTTTCCAGGCACTTGCAACAAGTCTTTATCTATAGAACAGATGATGCTAGATTCATTTTGATTGATACCAAGATAATCGTCTGCTTCCATCTTCTCAGCAACTGTTCCTTGCCAACTCTCTACTAGATAGTCTCGAAGGAATTGTAGGTGCTTAGGTTTGGTTGCAGTACGATTAGCCTTGTATTCAGGATAAATGTGCTTCCTGAAATTGTCAGGAGATGTCAAGAATAATTTATACTCAGATGCTTCCACCTCAGCTAAAGTATTCTCAATCATCTCATTGACACGATAGACAGCGATAGCTTCGTTATCATTCTCGGTAGTACAAGCTACTCTAAATGCGTAAATATCGCCATCCATCAAAGCTTCCATTATGCTGGAGACTCTTCCGTTGCTAGTTCAGCTTCTTTAGAGAAGACATAAGCCTCGAACTGTTTAGCAGTCTTTACTACATCATTTACTGATGCACCTTGACCTAACAATTCCACCGCAGTGCCAAGAGAAGATTGACGAATGATATACACTTGTCGTCTAGCTCTTTCTTCTGCTGTCTCATAGTTGCTACCAATGACCTTACCACCGCCACCAGTTGATTTAGGGGCTTCTGCTCTTGGAGGAGCTTCACCTTCTTTGTCAATAGACTTCCACTGCCAGTAATCACCTTCTTTAACAGTAAGGACATCTAAACGATCACCTTTAGCATACCCTTGAATGTCTTTAAACACTGTAGGATTGCTGAATGACATAAGCTTCTTACCTTGCACTTGCCCTTGTTCATTCTTGAAACTAACTTGTAATGTCTGATATTGTCCTTTACCAGTCTTCACTGACTCAGGTGAACCTACATCAATAATTTCTATAATCATAAATACTCCTTTAAAATTAGTCTTTTACTAAGACTATACATATATTATACCATATCCATACTACTTGTCAACCCAAATTTCCATATCTTTCCAATTATTTCCAACCTGTACTTCTGCCTTCATTGGGAGGTCAAATTCAGTCCCAAACATCTTCTGAAAGTTCTTAGGAACATCTTCAAATACATCTAACATTGTCTTAGCTAAAGTATCAGTAAAACCACTATCACAATCAATGATAATGGAATCATGAACTGTATTAACAAGTCTCGCCTTTTCATAGTTTAATTTCCTCATTCGGTTATATAAAGATACTCTTGCTAGTGTCATTAAGTCTGCACCAAGTCCTTGAACAGGATAGTTAAGAATTGTGGTGCGAGGGAAAACCTTCTCCCCTCGTCTTAATTCAGGTTCAAACTGATAGATTCTACCAGTAGGAAGTTTAACCATCTTAGTCGTTGTAGCTTCTTGCATAAGTTTAATATGCCACTTATGAAGTCCTTTATATTTGTTATAAAACTCATCAATAATTCCTTGCCAAAACTTCTCACTCTTACTTACCTCAGCGAAGTTTGGATCATTAGCGTAGGAGTAAGCACTTCCTCCATAAATAAGTCTGAATACAAATGTCTTAGCAATAAGACGACTAGGCAAACCAAAGCGATTCTGATTATCAGTATGCTGATCGACATCATTCCATATCTCTTCATAGGCTACTTTATCCTTACTTAAAAATGCAGCACATCTCCACTCAAGAGCAGAGGCATCGCCCTGAATTAGCATTGTTTAAACGCTTCTTCTAAAAGCTTTCTAACATCCTCATTCATCTCTGTTAAAACATACTTAGCACCTAAGTCTTTAACATAACTCTCAAAGTCTCCAAGAGTATGATAGAAGTATGCTTCATCTTCTGAAGGGTTCATATCAGGTACATCATAATCATAATCATAATCAATTTCATCACCCATTTTGCTTCTCCTCAATAAGTTTATAAATATCCTTTACTGACTCTTCAACAATATAAGATTGTTGTGTAGTAGTATACAGGTTTGATACAGAAACTTCAAACTCTACATTATCATCGTCAAATCTTTTATCTTGTAATTCAAAGATAGATAAAACATGGTCAATGTTAATAATGAGTTGTTCACCAGCATATTCTTTTGTTGCGTTTGTTAATTTAATAAACATAAGTTCTCCTTAAATAAATCGTGAATAAAACAGTTCTTTTATTTCTCCATCAAAATTTTGTAGATTCGGCTTTGAGGAACTAAGGCGACCAGTTCTAGCAACGCACTGGTTGAGTTGTCCATGTAGCGAACCTTTACTCCAACCTTGATTCTCTCTGAGTTCAGGGAGTCCTGAATAGTAAGTCCCTCTACGCTTTTCAAGTCCACTCCGTTTAAGGATAAGTTGAATAATTCCTTTAGAAACTCCTGTGCCCCTAAGACTTCTAAGCGTCTGTTCATCTGTGCTATAGTACCCATCTTTTTTTAATTCACTCCCTTTTAGTGGCTCAATTAATCTAGGCAAGTCATAGTGATGATCTTTCCACCCTTCTTTTACTTGCCCTTTTCTCTCGCCAGTTTTATAAACTCCGATAACTTCTTTCTTGGGTATAGTAATCCTTCCACCATACAAAAGACAACTGAGGTGATCTTTGCTATTAAAGTTAAAACCATCAATATTAAAAGTTTTAGCCAATTCCTCATCAAGTAATCCGACTTCCTTTTCCAGTAAGGCACCAAGTTCTAAACTCCTATCTTCATCAAATAAAATTCCATTATACTCCATCTCTTCTAAAACAAGCAAGTCCTGATTGTGTAAGCTAATCAATCGTTGTCGTTCTGAAGGTAGAGACATTACTTCCTCATACTGCCGTTTAAACACTGCCTCTGTTAGAAGCAAGTCTTGTTTCAAATAGTCTTCAAGAATGTCTTTAGGAACATCAGGTGTGTCTATCCCATTGCCCCAATACTCAGTAGCAACAACATCAAGCTTACTACCCAAACCATAGTACTCAGCGACACCATTAAGTGAAGGATAGGGATTCTGTTGGTTAGTGAGTATAAAATGTACCAACTGACAATCCCACACACGCTTATCCACAAAATTAATTCCATATTTTCTTATCCAGTGCAAGTCAAACTTAATGTTAAAGCCAACAAGAATAGCGTCATTGTCAAGCACATTCTGTATAGCGTTAAGTTGCTCCCTGTACGGATTTCCACTATATTCAATATCAAATAAACTAGAAACATTATTATGATGAAGTCCGACATAGCAAAGTTTATTCCTTTCAGAGAATGGGTTTCCATTAGCATGGATTGTTGTTTCTACATCTAAGATTATTGTGTTCATATCTATATTCTATCACACATCTACATATCTTGCAACATCAGGTTTAATAACACAATCAAACTTGCCATGTCTCATGTCAGGTATTGAATCGTTATCCCCTACAAGTTTGTTCTTAGAGATACAGAAATGCCTCATATACTCCAAGCCCTCGTCATTCGTCTTACCAATGCCTAGTATCCAATCTGCTTCCGCTTGTTTAGATGTCTTAGCATTAGCAACATTACCCATGTTAAGCCACTTAACTCCTTCACCTGATCCGTCAGCTTGACACACTGCAATCACTGGTGCATAGTCTTTAGCAAGTTCTCTAGCCCATTGGTAAATAGAACCCAACATCAAATCATTCCTATCCTCTTCAAATCCTTTAATCTTATCTATCTGGTCGAATATAATTAAACTAGGTTTAATCTGCTCACAAACTTTATTGACATCTTTGTAGGTAATTGAGGCTTGGTCAAAGATTTTAATCTTATGTTGTGTAATATTATTAAACTTTTCTTTATGCCCTTTTAAATCACTATACAACTCAGGTAGAGATAAACCAAGTGATGATTGGATACATCTTAGCATAACCTTTTTGCCTTGTTCCTCGTTGTTGAACCAAAGAATATTACCCTCAGCTTGTGTAGCCATGTGTGTGACTTCACTAGCCAAGAATGTTGTCTTACCAGTCTCAGGTCTAGCGAATAGAAACCCAAAGTCCCCTTGTCTAAGACTACCCAAAGATTGATTGAGACAATTTAATCTCCAACGAAGTCCCTTTGTAGTCACTTGAGACTCGTAGAGTTCCTCTAGGTCATCAGTGACGAATGTAATCTCTTCCTCGTTTGGTCTGTCAATATCCATCTTAGAGATTTTGTCAAGAATCTCGTTAAAGTCTTTTCTGCCCTCAGTGACTTCAAGAGCCATTTCTGCAACCTCACGAGCCATAACTGCTGATCGTTGTTTGTCGAGATATTCCTCAATCCGAGTGTCGTCAACTTCCAATCCACGAAGCTTATCGAAGATTGTATTGAACATTTCCTTTTCAACATCTTTTAAGAATGGATAATCTGAGAAGAATTTTAGTTCTAGGTCGTCAATGGTGTATTGTTCTTTATCAGAAGATTCCTGTAAAGATTTAACACAATAAAGAAGCTTGACAAGTTCTTTGTTTGTTATTATAATATTATTTATATATTTATTATATATTATATTATTTAATATATATTTAATAATAATTAATTCTATCATACTTGTTTCTCCATGTCAATAACATTTAAATATTTTTTAATCTCTGTTTCTGAATAACATTTTGGGTCGAGATCAGTCCAAATTGTTCTTACTTCATCAAAAAGTAATTTCGCATTTCCTGCCTGTTTAAGAGCCGATAAACTTTTATCCTTATCGAGCCATACAAAAAGTTTTTTAAACTGTTTAGAGAGCCTTAAAATGAGTTCTAGGGGTATAATTGAGTTATGTATTGGAACACTTGGTAGCACTCTACTAACTTTTATAGCAGAAATTGCATCTTCTACAATAATTACACTATCATTTTGCGTATTCTGCATAATGGGTTCATTATTGCGAATAACTCCCCTAGTCATATACTTAGCACCTAATCCAGTGAAGTTTCTAGCGTTTTGATAGCTACCACCATCAAATACCAAATAGCCATCACTATCCCAAAAATAATTTTTATTGATTTCATCGTTTGTTAGTCCATATTTTTTAAGGTAGGTCATTCCCTTAGCGTCCATAAATTGAGCTTTATTGAATGACATGAAAGATTTCTTTTCTACTACAGTGTTTAAACGATCCTTGTATTTCTCTACAATGTCCCCTCTATCGTGATAACCACAAGCAAAACAATACTTATGCGTATCAGAATAAACTGCTAGATTGTTTCCTGATTTGTCAGCACCATTGGCACTGCATTTAGGGCATCTCTCATTGTATAGAAAATGACTCAAAATAGACATTCCTCATAGTCGTTAGTGTTAAAAGGTTTTTGTTTCTCTACTTCTAATTTAATAATGGTTTTACCTTGTTCCTTATGCCATTTAGCTTCTTTAGCTGACCATCTATACTTGCGTAAAATGTCGCCAAATTCATCTATAATAGCATAATTAAAGTCCACAAAATGCCTCTACGAGTTTTTTAGAATCAAACTTGTTTTCTTTATTATACACTTGCTTTTCTTTTAAGTCTAAATACATCGGTGTAAGTTCTACATGATGGACATCTTTAAGTTTAATAGTTTGTTTTAAATCAGAGGGTAAAAATGTCCATATCTGACTTGATCGTAGTTCCCCATTCGTGTCAAACTCTTCGTAAAGCCATGCGTCAGGTTTTTTCATAGGTCTTTCCATTCTATAAAGTCATGATGATCTTCATCTGAAGGTGTTTCTTTACTAGCTAGGTCTTCTCGTTCCATGTAAAGCAAATCATTCTTAATGTCGTTTAAACAATGATTGCATAGGTCTAAGTATTCCCCTGTCGTTTGGCTTTTTCGTGTTGATTCATAATCTGATAATAAAGCATTACAGGCGATACATCTCATCTCATACCCCAATCATTTTAGAAAGAATAACATTAACTTCTCTTGGTAAGCTTCGAGTAGGTCTTTGAATAAGTGTAAATGTTTTACCATCTCGTTTAAATTTTGCTTGTGATTCCCAACCATATCCCCAAAAGAAATTAAAAGTGTTTTTTGTCAAGTAAACTATCTTATACTCTCCAAAGTTTTTAGTTTTTTGTAGCCATGCGTTTATCATTTTGTTTCTCCAAAAGTTTTAAATATCTTTTTGCATTACGATAATAAAGTAGCGTATCACTTAACATTATACCATGTCCCTTTCAGAAAGTCCATAAAAATCCATATAATCATCTTGTAAATCAGTGTCTTCCATAGCGTCTGCTAGGTCAGCCGTAAATCTATTATTATGATGTTCCATTATCCATGAAGGAAAGTCTAAAATCTCTTCCATGTCATTAATGTTAGTGTGCCATTCCTCATGCTTCACTTCATAAGCAAAACTAAACTCTTCTTTAGGGGTCTTAGTAGCTTTCAAATAAGCCTCTGTTTTATTCTCTGCCTCAATAACTTTGTAATAAGGCACGATTGCCTCTGCATATACTTTAAAAGTTTTCATTTAATAATCTCCAAAATATGTTTCGTTGTTCTTTTCTCGGTTTCCTAATACATATCCGAATATAAATCCTACCACAAAAGCTATAATAATTTCAAGCATTTTATCAAATCCTTTCAGGAAAAATTGAGTTAAAATAAAATACAACTATGTAAAACTTTGTAAATTTTAGTAAAATATCAGGTTGTCAATCTTTAAGTCGTTCTTATGCTTTTTTAATTTAATTGAATCATCATAAAAATAAAGTCTATTCCCTACGATGTGTTCGGGTTTATACCACACTTTCCACGCTATAAGCTTTGTTTTTAAAAAATCCTCTCTCGTAGCTTCTTTGTGTGTGTCATCGTAAACTCCTACGAATTGCCCTTTTTGGTGAACCACATCGCAAGGGGTTTTCCCAAAAGATTTGTGTTTAACCCTATTTAAGATAATTTCCCCCACTGCCTTTTTTGCCCTTTCGCTTTGTGTATGTGCCTCGTGGTAGATTGCAACACTCATACAGGTTAATTGAGCATCTATGAAATTAATGTCCATTTTGTGTTATCTCGTCAATTTCTGCGAAGTCATAAGAAAGTATAGCGTCTTGTGCATAATCCATAGCATGATCGTTCACAATGTCTCTAGCATATTCTTCGTTGGGTGCGTCCACTGACATATCAAAATAAGCATTATAAAAAATTCTAACTTTGTAAGATTTCATGATTGCACCTCAATTTCATAAAAACTGCGTCCACTATTCATACTATGAGCTAGTGAAATAAAGTCCTGATAATATGCCTTAGCATCTATTCCTTGTTCTGATAATCTATCAGTAAGTCGCTCAGCTATTAGATGACAGGTTGCTTTATTCCCATAACCCCACTCATCACAATCAGCTATTGCTTCTATGATGTCGTCTTTTTCTATTGGTAAAAATTTCATTTTTATTCCTCCATTAAGTTTTTACGAACAATTAATAACATTTCCACAAATGCTGCAAGTAATTACCCGCCCATCTACAATGTAAGTCTTTAATGTACAAGCGTAAGCATTAATTGTGAATGATAATAAGATTGCTAATAATGATTTCATTCTTCGTCCTCCTCGTCTTCTTCTTTGTAGTTAATAGCACTTTTAACTGCTTCTTCTATTAAATAATATAACTCCATTCCATACTCTGTGTTTTTTGTGCCTTTTGTGTCTTTGTCAAATTCAACACATTTTGATTCAATGTTCAAATGATCGATAACATCAAAATAAACTTTGTCTGCAATGTCGCATATTTGATCAAGTTCCAAAATATTAATTGTCATTTTATTTTCCTTATTAAAAAAGTTAATTGTTTAAAAATTTACAGGTAAAAACACCACTTGTTAAAATATTTTTAACTAAAAAATTGTAAAAACTTATTTTATAAAATCCTCCCTGTTGTCTCTTCTATTAGTTTTTCTAGTAAGTGGTTATAAGGTTTCCCTAGCTTTTTTGTGTTATATATCTCTTCAATGAGGGCTTTCGTTCCCTCTTCTACAACATCATAGCCCCTTTCCTCTAGTTCCTCGAATAAGTCCGAATCATCTAAAAGCCCTAGGTCTATTTCGTATTCATGCTCAATATGAAATAAAGTCTTCATTATCTACCCCCCCATATTATCAACACAATTGTTAAAGCGTTTTTGAGCCTCATGTCTTATGTCTTCCATGAGTTTTAAATAGTCTTGAGGGTTTTCTACTCCCTCAATTTCCTCTGCGTCTTGCATAGCCCTTAAAACATTTTTAAAAATATCGTTTGCCCTTGTCATTTTATAGCCTCTCTTTGTTTAGATTGTTTAAACATCATGCTTTGATATGTTGCCTTAAATAATAGATAGTTCATGCTATGCCCCTTTTAAAACTGTTGATAAATATAATACTTCACGCCGTCCATTTCATGCGAACCAATAACCAAAGAATTATCGTTTAAAAATTCCTCTATGTCCTCGTCTTCGTCCATCATGTCAGCATAAGACCCCCGAATTATGTCTTCGCTATCCTCTGAAAAATCACAACACAAGGCTATGACATCAAGCTCGACCCTTTCGCCAGTATCCACCTCATATTGTTCTAACCAATTAAAGAGGATATTTAAACCCTCATAGGTGAATTGATCGCCCCTCCCCATTGATCGAAAAGCGTCTCTGAATTGATACTCATTAATAGATTGGTGCATAATTAAACCCCTTATTATAAAGATAACATTAAAAAAATAAACATATAAAGATTGATACAACCTACTAGGAACCACAATATATAACTTAATTTCATTTGTCAAGCCCTTTTATAAATTATTTATAATTAATTCTGAATTGTTTATTGTCATTAATAATGATCGCTTTTCTTTTTAATAGCCCGTTTAGAGCGTTTAAGGTTGTCTTATCCTCTGAATAAGAATGCCAACCCTGATACTTTTCAGCGAACATCAACATATTAATTTGATGTTTGCCAACCGCTTTTAATGGTTCTTTTTTGCCATAATATATAGTATAAGTCATTTGAAATACCTTTCTTAATAATTGATAAAGAATCAAACTACTCATTCATAATATCAAACTATTTCAAAATGTCAAGCTTTTATTTCA